GACTTGGCCTTAGTAAATCCCTTGCATAACTTGCAAGCTGTACATTGAACCCGTCGTCCGGCTTCTTTGGATGCGGGGCACAGTGTTTCATTTTTGGTGTCAATAGATTCAAGGTTCGGTATAACTCGAAACGTGCGACGACCCTCCGACCAATGGGACTCCGCCTCTTGAAAAGAGTCGGCGGATTGCATGGCGATATCTGGTCGCCAAGGTTTTTGGTGTGTGTAGGCCGTCCAAGTTTCCGCCTCGGATAACAACGAGTCCCATACGGAGTCGGGCACTGCGGATGGGTCGCCATAGGTCCCGACCCTAACGAAACGCCCGCGTCCCAACTCAATAGGATTCGCGGGCTTGTAGTTCCCTTTGATATAAGACTTGTAAACAATCAAGACTCCTTGGCCAAGGTTTACATAGCACCTACGATTCTTGGCTATTTTTCTGGCGGGGTCGGTCGTTACCTCGCCCCGCATGGTACAGTCGCCACATATAGCATAGTCGGAACCCGTTTTGCTTGCTTCCAGCGGGTTGCTGCCGTCTACTAAAATATAAGTTTGCAATACTTTGCCCGTCTTCTTATTGGATCCGGACCAGACCCCGATCGCTACGATGGGAGTCCCGTCAAGTTGCGATGGTCCCTTGTATATGATTCCATTTTTTAACATGGTGATTCCTTTATGGTTGCTAATGAATTTATTTTACTATAGTTTGGGGCGGGGCACAAGTGAATAGAGTCTGCGACCTTGTTCTCTTTTACCTTGCGACTCTGCGACCTTGTTCTCTTTTTCCCTGCGACTCTGCTGCGCTATGTACTGGCAATAGAAAAAACCTGGAGCAAGCTCCAGGTTTTACCCGCTATTAGGTTGTTTCCTTTTCCTTCCTTACAATTGTTTCTTTGTCGTATGCCAAGTGCCAATCTTGTTCCAACACACCCTTACCATTCATGGCCTTTCTACTAGCCTCGGTTTCGTTGGACGCCTCAACCTCAAAAACCTCGACGACTGTGTGAGTAAGCATAACTTCAAATATAGCCATCACTCATTATCCTCCATTTTTAATTTCCAAACTCTGACGTTTGGGGTGGATATCCCATTCTCGTCTCTAATAGCTCTAGATTTGCAACTGAAACCTTGCTTTTTGCACATCGATCTAAAGGACATAACATCGCCTGACTTTTCAAGAACAACACTGTCTTCGACAGACATCTCTGCTATTAACCTCGCCCACTTGTCCCTAGAGTGCTCGAAATCGATTAAGGGGACACCACTTTCAATAGTGAACCCCTCAAACTCTTTTATGATCTTATTCGTCATCATCATTAATCCTAATTAAAATTGATATTCCAAAACCGAGAACTAAGAGCCCCATCAATGCGAGTAGTGCACTAACACCAAGGGCAAAGTCTTGATCACTTGCGCTTGCTCCTACTATACATAGGAACAAGCCACTAAGTGTCATAACGTATGCTATGAATTTAAGCATTAGACCATCCGTTACAACGATTAGTCTCGTCTATATAATATTGACGGTCGTATACTAACGGTCTTGTTAGATAGTCTACGCTTACCTCTTTAAGAATTTCGTCAATACTATCTGATTGAAAATTCCAACCCTCGCCTGAGCCATAATCTAGATCTATAATAACTGAGAATCGAAAACCAGAGTCGCATTCCCTTTGCTTTGGGTCGGCATGGTCTACAAAGATTAGATATCCCTCGTAATAAAAACTTGGGCAAAGGTCGTTGTGAAATCGGATATCGACCCACCTTGCGGGCACTTTAAAATCCTTAACACAATCATCAAAAAATTCACATACGTTCATGATTCACCTCCAAACTTACTAATCATCTTTTCTTTTACTAACTTTGTTAGTCTATCTAATTTTTCAGGGTCTGTTTCTGCTAGCATCATCGGGCTATCGTTCCCGAAAATCTCGTCACTAATCTTAGCATTATAATGAAACATTTCTTCTAATCTGTTCATATCGATTCCCTTTCTTGTTGAAGCAGGATTGCCTCGGATTAGGCACTCGTTGCCGAGTGCCCTACCGAAATTATCCCCTAGGCTTTGAACCCGTATGAAATGTTTTTCTGACAGTTGGCAATACGGTATATCCGTCTACGGCCTTGGTAGTAAAATATCCTGCCTTGCATTCTAACAAGGTTGCTTGCAAGTCTTTTAACTCTTTGTCTAACCCTCTGACCTCGGCGGATAGATCAGATTTTCTTGCTTTTAGTTTTTCGTACTTGGAAACTAAAGTAAACTTTTGAGATTTGGTTTTCATTGTCATGTGATTCGCTTTCTATAATTGTTGCTTCTATACTCTTTAGAGTATAGAAATATTGTTATAGTGTCAACAACAAAACTACAAGTAAGGCCCGCACTTGTTTCTTTATGCTCAGCAACTTGCATATGCGGTATATATGTCACAGGTAAGTTGTTCCCCTTTTGTTCCCTCGGGGGTAACTGGGCCGATTCCTAGTGCGAATCGGTCGGAGTCGGCGAGGGGGACCCCTCTATATAGTAGGAGTATCCGAAGGATTCCTTCCTATAATATTGGTTCAGTAGATTCATTCGGGTATAATACCATTGGGGTACAACCAAACAACAAATAGGGTTCCTATGCCCCCTTAAAAATTGTGGCTGTATTTTCATTTGGACTTGGTGTAGTATGCGATAACTCAGTCAGCAAGGAGCAAGCGACATGAATGTAAGGACAACGGCATCTGGCAACTCGTACCGGGTAGATGGTTCAGGCAACTACATGGGTTTAGCCAAGAAGCGGGGTTCTACGCCTCTTCCTATGAGGTCCTCGGGAGGGCTTCCTCCTGTAGGTTTTAACTATGGAGGGTCTGTTAACCCTAATAACTTGGAGGTTAGGACACTTGGCAATGGTCAACAATACTTAGTAAAAGAGAGTGGAGAGTATGATAGTTTGTATCAAGCTCCTTCTGGCCCTACTTTTGAAGAACAGTGGGCGGATCAAAACGCTACAGCGATAGCGAGTACCAATGAATCTAGGCAACTGGACGCTGAAACGGCGGGACAAGATTCTTATCAATCCTTGGCGACGGATGGAAGTGATGGTGTTGAGGATGTTTCTACGGATCCTTTAGCGGGTGGAATTGCTTCGGTTTCCCCTGGTCAACTGCTGGGTGCTGATAGTGCGATTGGTGCTGTTGACTCGGCTCTTGCTTCTACGGTTCCTGTTGCTCCTCCTGTTTTTTCTGGTGGGTCGCCTAAACCCGCGGTAAATCCTAATGCTCCATCTGCCGATTCAATTGTAGAGATGCTAGAATCTATGACGACTAAGGTGGGAAATACGAAGGAAATAAATCGTGGTTCAGACAATCCCACCTTTGAGTATAACTATGGGGACGGAACGACATTTACAAAAAATGGAAACAGCTACGGGATTACTCTTGCGGACGGGACAAAGGTTAATGCCTCGAAAGATTTAGGGCTAGAGTACGGTCGGAATTATGGAAAGGGCACATCAGCTGGGACAAGCATTGACTCTTTAACGAAGGCTTTACAAAAACAAAAGATAGACGAACTGGGCGAAGATAATCCGGGTGTTATTGCTTTCAGGGCAAAGCAAGCGAAGATCTATGAAGATAAGTTGGCTGCGGACGATAGGTCTGATGAAAGAAGCGACCGGGCACAAGCAGATAATCTTGTTTTACAGAAAAGTACTGCGGACTTTGCCAAGGAAGCTGGGTTTGATAATGTACAAGACTTTTACGATTTAGGTATAGCAGGGCGTTTGCCATATACTGTGCAAGATTTCAAGGAACTATTTGACCCGTCCCTCGGTCCTCTGTTCCAGCACCCAGATAACCTCGATCCAAACAACGCAAGAAGCCTTGGTATTTTAGCCAAATCGGGGGCTCCTACGGGTGCGATTACGTCGGACAGTGGTCCTATGGCTCGACCGGATGATATGTTTCGTGACGAAAATCGGGGCATGGCTCCCCCCTCTCCCCCAGGATTAGACTTTGGTGCTGTGGGAATGAAGACCCCTTATGGAGCGATAACATCAGAAAACCCAACGGGCAGTGATTTAATTGGAACGTATGACATGGTTCCTGGAGGAGGTTTGGTTTCTGAAGACACAGGCACAGGAGCATACCTAGCTTCTATTTCTGGCAACCCAGGCGGTGGCGATAGCGGAGATGAAGTTCTACTAGCAAGCAATAGTTTGACTATGAACGATGCTAGTCGTGAACCTACAACGAAGCCGGGATTTGGCTACGATGAAGATGGGGAAGTCTTTGACTCGGCGACGTATGCAGCGGGGCCAACAATTAATGACTATCCTATAGGAGAAATTGCAAATATAAGAAATAATTTTTATAGTACTGTTGAAGATAGGTTTCTTAATGCGGATGAAGAAGCAGCGTACAAAGCGTTAAATTTAAATGGGCAACTAAAATCAGACATCGATGGTTCTGGACCAGATTCAATATCAAACATAATGGGAATGTCTCCCGGAGCAATGGGCGGTATTCAAGATGGATATAGGATTGATCAAGGTACAGTTGATGCAAGTAACTTACCTTTTTTTCAAAACAATCCAGAGTTGTTAAACAATGAACTTGTTAATTTCCAATCAGGATACATGAGGGCTATTAAAAGAGGAGCGGATAATTCTTTACAGAATGTGGGTGTATTAGCAGAGTTAACAGGGTTTGAAAAAACCGCTGATGCATTAAACAATGCAATAAAAGGTGAATATGGAAACACGCAGAGTGCTTCAGCTGCATTTGTGAAAGGGTATACAGAGGGTGATTGGAGAGCTTTGGTTCCTGCTATTATGGAACAAGTTCCTAATCTTGTAGTAGCAACTCTTGCTGCTGTCGGAGCAACAGCTGCTGGAACCGCTGCCGGACTATCCGCTGTACCACTGTCTATAGCAGCTGGAACAGCTGCTGCGATGCCAGAAATTCTTCAAGTTGTCGGACCTGTTGCGATGGCGAGAGCTTTAGCAAATGGAAGAAAAGTTCCTAATGCTTCTGATTGGGCTTCTGCTTCAACTACTGCTGTGGTCACAGGTGCTTTAAACTCAATACCTATTCTTCGGGGTTCAGGGGGAAAGATTACCTCAACTTTAGCAGAGTATATTCCAACGGGGCTTGTAAATAAAGTTAAGCAAGCAGTTGCGGAAGGTGGAACGGAAACACTGCAAAGTATTGTACAACAGCTTGGATCAACGTGGGGTACGCTAGACGGGTTATCTATTGACCTCAAAGAGGCTGTAGCTGAAGGAATAATAGCCAAAGGAACCACGGTTGCTGTTCCGAGTGTTGATGTATCAAACAAGAAAACAAGTGCTCCTGATATCGACCCAGGAAACTTAGGACTTTCTTTAACGTCTCCTGATAGTGGTTCAGGAACCACTCCTCAAATAGGAACGGATCAAGCTCCGGCTGGAGTAGAAGGGATACAAACTCTTGACCCTGCTTTTCAGTTAGGAAGTGAACCTGGGTATTTTGCAGGAAAATACACTCCTCCAGGTGGGGACATAGCTACGACAAGTGGGGTTAACATTCCTTCTGATGGAGGAAACATTCTTACGTCACAAGGAATACTAGGGATAGAAAATAATCCAAACATGCCCAATCAACCTGGGTTATTAACTACACAGACAAACAACGATGCGTTGTTAGAAGCAGCTATTCAAAACACCAATCCAAATGTAAACACTTCTAATTTGAATGTTTCAAACGTTGCTCCTAATCAAATGGGATTAGATTCTTTATTACCCGGAGCTATTTCACAATCGGATACAAACATCCAATCACCTCAATTAGGAGATCCAAATGCCGTGTCACCCTCTTTACCAACTATTGGCGATATGGCTGCGAGTGATCCTTCGAGCATTGAACTCATGACGGCTACAGATATTATTAATAACGAGATTAATTCAACAGGAGGCTTGTCCCTTGAAACGGCACAGGCCTTAGAAGCTAACACAGGCTTGTCCATGACGGATATCAATCAGATAGCCGAGCAAAACTTGTTAGGATTTACGGAACCTTCTACCGCAGTCACTGTTCCGAATGCTACGGGGCTAGCGTCTGTAGGGGGACTTCCTTCCATTATAGAAGGTGGTTCAAACGTTGATCCGTATGTTTATGAAGGAACGGTTCTAGATGCAGAAACCGGTGGATTTGGATCGGTTGTCGATCCAAATGCGGGCAATATAATTGATATTAACGCTGATCCGAACATAGTTGTTGGATCCAATCCTACCGCAGTCTCCGTCGTTAACCCTACTACAGCGGTTAATCCTACTACAGCGGTTAATCCTACTACAGCGGTAGACCCAGTAACCACCACGACTGTTACCAATGTCCCTGCGATAACAACAGTAGATATTCCTGAAGAAGAACGAGGGACTGTTGTAGAAATAGATGACCCCCTAGTGGATCCACCGATTGAAGAGCCTGTAGATCCGAGTGTTCCAGAAGTAACGGTCAATGCAGACGGAAAGATAGATTATGCGTGCCCAGAAGGGTACACCCTTCGTTTGGATCGCAATAATAATCAAACGCAATATTATTGCGAAATAAATGTAACCACAACTCAAATGAGGCCTGGACAAGCTGTTAATCGTTACAGATCTACTGCTGCTCAAGGATCAAACCCGCAAAGATCGCAAGTTAATACAAGCACTATAAGAACGGGAGCCACTGAAGTAGCGTCATGAACCTACAAGCCTTACCTGAAGAAGCTTTAAAAGAGATACTTGCCCTTACAGAAGCTAAAAAAAGGTTTGACATACAGGAAAAAGCGCAAGATCACTTCATGCCTTTTGCTCATCATGTCTATCCTAACTTCATTGAGGGCAGTCATCACCGTGTGATTGCTGAAAAGTTGGAAAGAGTAGCAAGGGGCGAGTTAAAACGGTTGATAATCAACATGCCTCCTCGTCATTCTAAGTCTGAGTTTGCCAGTTACCTGATGCCTGCTTGGTTTTTGGGGCGTAATCCTAAGTTAAAGATCATTCAAGCTACCCATAACACGGAACTTGCTGTCCGATTCGGTCGTAAGGTTCGTGATTTACTTGATGATCCGCAATATCATGACATCTTTCCCCACACTAGACTAAAAGAAGACAACAAAGGGGCAGGAAAATGGCAAACAAGTGAGGGCGGGGAGTACTTTGCTGCGGGTGTAGGGGCTGCGGTTACAGGTCGTGGTGCGGATTTGTTTGTAATTGACGACCCACACAGCGAACAAGACGCTATGAGCGAATCAGCGTTTGATAATGCCTATGAATGGTACACTTCTGGACCTCGACAGCGTCTTCAACCGGGCGGATCCATTATAATTGTTATGACGAGGTGGGGAAAGAAGGACTTAACGGGGCGTTTACTGGCGAATCAGGGGTCAGATACCTTTGCAGATCAGTGGGAGGTTGTAGAATTTCCTGCAATTCTGCCCTCAGACAACGCATTGTGGCCTGAGTTCTGGGATAAAGACGCATTGTTGGGAATTAAAGCTTCGTTACCTGTGGCCAAGTGGAATGCGCAGTGGCAACAGAACCCGACAGCGTCCGAATCAGCGATTATCAAGAGAGAATGGTGGCAGGAGTGGGAAGAGGAGAAGATTCCCCCTGTCAAGTACATACTACAGTCCTATGATACAGCGTTTTCCAAGAAAGAAACTGCGGATTACTCTGCTATTACAACCTGGGGCGTGTTTACCCCAGAAGAAGGGGGTCCAGACCACATAATCCTTATGGATGCACGACGAGGGCGGTGGAATTTCCCAGAATTGAAGGAAGTTGCCTATAAAGAGCACGAATATTGGGAGCCAGACATGGTATTAGTGGAGGCAAAAGCTACGGGTACACCCCTTATAGACGAGTTAAGACTGCGTGGGATACCAGCCTTGGGGTTTGCACCAGGCAAAGGGCGTGATAAGGTGACCAGAATGCACATGGTTGCACCATTGTTTGAAGCTGGGGTAGTGTGGGCACCGATAGACAAGAAGTTTTCGGATGAGGTCATAGAAGAGGTGGTATCATTTCCTAATGGCGATCATGACGACTTTTGTGATAGTATGACGTTAGCCTTGATGCGTTTTCGGCAAGGTGGGTTTATTTCTCTTGATGGGGAAGACGATATGAACGAAGATATATTTAAGAGAAAAAGAGAGTATTACTGATGGCTAAGAGTTTTGGCGAAGCATTTAAAGAAGCAAGGGCAGCAGGGCTGTCTGAGTTTACCTTTGAGGGAAACCGTTACAGCACCGCTTTAGCAGAAGAAACAAAAGAAGATTTCGTAGATGACAACCCTGTACAAACTAAAGACTTAACTAGATCAGAACGCATAATGCAAGCTCTCTTCGACTATGACGATAATTATAGTCTGAGGTCACTCGCTGATGTTGAATATAGGGCAGATATTGATGAAGCCTTGTCAAGAAGTCCACTAGCTCTGCTTGGCTATGAGAACATATTTCAAAGATCACTACCTAAAGGAGATGTTGGAGATTATATAACTCATGTTCTTGCAGAGCCAAGTTACAAAAACGAAGAAGTGCCTATGGCAACAGTAGAAGGAGCAACTATTCCAAGAGGAGTGTTTAACAATCCTAAGTTTCCACGCACAACATCGGATGGATCTATTGATCCAACGCCTATTTCGGACTTAGGTTATCATGGTATGTATATTAATAGAGATCTTGCAGATGAGGACTATAAAAGACTTACTGATGCGGGAATACTTCCTGGGGAGGTTTTTGTTAATCAACCTTTGGGTAAAATTGCAACGGACAGAATAAGTCCTGCTGGAGTTGTCAGTCATGAACTAGGACATGCAGGAGCGGATCTGGTAGATACTAAACTTAACAATGAAGAAATAGTAATGCGTATGATAGACGAAAACCCTGAGTATTATACTGATAATATGATTTATAAAGACCTTGGTGAGGGGTATGGAATAGCAGGAGATAGTGATAAAGAGACTCTTAGAAGAGCGGAGCAGCAAGCGGTGAAGGAACTTATAGAAAGAGGGGTGCCTATGAATGTTATAAATTCAGATCCAGACATGCAGTACGGAGAACCTTTTTTTGACGATCCTAGAAAAGATAACTTTATACAGAAATTTTTAAAGTTCCATAGAGAAGCAATGCTTGAAGAAGAAACAGGTGCTCCTGTACAAAAGGAAGTAAATAAACGATATAGATACGCAAGAGGAGGCGTTGTCTCCTTACTAGGAAAGGACTTAAACAATGGCACTACCACCTAGACCATCCTTAGTTGATTCGGGGATGATGGAGGGAGGTCCTCAAGAGGATCTACCACAAGTAGACGTACCCATAGATGTTCTTCCGGACTTCAGTGGAGGAGCAGAGGTTACTCCTGACGGAGAGGGGGGAGCTACGGTTACCGCTCTTACTGAAGAACTTCTTATGGAGCAGGGAGTAGAGATCCCGCATAACGCAAACTTATCGGAGTATTTAGAAGATGCATATCTTGGAGAACTTTCGTCGGAGCTTAGAGCTTCTTATCAAGATGATCAGGACTCTCGGTCAGAATGGGAAGAGGGTTATACAAGGGGCCTCGATCAGCTTGGTGTCAAGTATGACGAGCGCAGCCAACCGTTTCAAGGAGCTTCTGGGGTTACGCACCCGCTTATAGCGGAGAGTGTTACACAGTTTCAAGCTCAAGCATATAAAGAACTTCTTCCTGCGGGAGGCCCTGTTCAAACGCAAGTCCTTGGCTTGCAAGATGTCGCTCGAGAAGAGCAGGCGCATAGAGTTAAAGAATACATGAACTATCAGCTAACGGAAGTTATGGAAGAGTTTGATCCTGATATGGATCAGTTGCTTTTTTATCTTCCATTGTCTGGGTCTACCTTTAAGAAAGTTTATTTTGATGACGCAAGACAACGGGCTGTATCTAAGTTTGTTCCTGCTCAAGATCTAGTTGTATCTTATTCTGCCTCGGATCTTCAGACCGCTACGCGGGTCACGCATGTTTTACGGATGGACGGCAATGAAGTTCGGAAGATGCAAGTTGCGGGAATTTACCGTGACGTTGAGCTTACCTCTGCGGAGGAAGTGGACAACGAAGTAAGGCAGAAAGTTGATGAAATACAAGGACTTTCTAAGACGTACATTGATGATGTGTTTACTATACTGGAAATGCATGTTGATGTAGACCTTGAAGGTTTTGAGGATATGTCTCCAGAAGGAGAACCTACAGGAATAGCTATACCGTACATCGTAACAATGGACGAAGGATCCGGACATATTCTTTCTATTCGACGCAACTTCACAGAAGGGTCGGATCTCGCCAAAAAGATACAATACTTTGTTCATTATCGTTTTTTGCCCGGCCTAGGGTTTTATGGCTTTGGTTTAATTCATATGATTGGTGGCTTGGGCCGTGCAGCGACGAGTATCCTCCGACAATTAATCGATGCAGGAACTCTCGCAAATCTTCCAGCGGGGTTCAAGGCAAGGGGCGTGAGGGTTCGTAATGATGACGAGCCGTTGCAACCGGGTGAGTGGCGGGACATAGATGCTCCAGGGGGAAACATACGGGATGCAATTATTCCGCTCCCATACAAGGAACCTTCGGCAACGCTGTCGCAGCTTCTAGGAGCCCTTGTGGACGGCGGTAGACGTTTTGTGTCTCTTGCTGACCAACAAACTGGAGATACTAACTCAGCTGCTCCTGTGGGCACCACAGTGGCTATGTTGGAACGAGGCATGAAAGTTATGTCTGCAATCCATAAGAGGTTGCATTACTCCCAGAAAACAGAGTTCCGTATTCTTGCTAGAATATTTGGTGAGAACCTTCCTCCTGAGTATCCGTATGATGTTCACGGCGGAGACCGTATGATCAAGGCGGAAGACTTTGACGGGCGTGTAGATGTGATCCCTGTAAGTGATCCAAACATTTTCTCAATGGCGCAAAGAGTTACATTGGCACAGACCCAACTTCAACTTGCTCAATCTAACCCAGACTTACATAATTTAACCGCTGCGTATAGAAGAATGTACCAAGCGTTGGAAGTACAGAACATTGATGAAATACTTCCCCCTCCCTCAGAACCACAACCCGTTGACCCTGCTATTGAGAATGCTCGGGCTCTTATGGGCGAAATGCTTACGACTTTCCCTGAACAGAACCACGATGTGCATATTAGGATGCACATGATGTTTATGAAGACCCCTCTTGTTTCTACGTCTCCTGCGGTAATGGGAACGTTTTATGCTCATGTAATGGAGCATGTTTCTCAAAAGGCTCGTAAGATGGTGAATGAAGAAATACAAACCATAATGCAACAAGTTCAGTCTTCTGTTGAAAGTGGGAAGATAGATCCAGTGGCTGCGCAACAACAGATCCAACAAGTTCAAGAAGACATGCAAGATCCTGCTCAAATGGAACTGCTTATGTCCGTCCAGATGGAAAAACTATTAACAGAGATGATGCCAGAACTGATGCCCCAAGGCAACAATCCAATGGAAGATCCTCTTGTTCAGATTCGTATGAAAGAGCTTGCAGTTAAAGAACAAGATCTACAGCGCAAGAAAGAAGACGATCAAGGTGAAATGTTGATAGATCTGCAAAGAATGCAACAACGTGCAGCAACAGATGCTGCTAGAATTGAAAGCCAAGAAGAGATAGCAGACAATCGAAACACGGTTAACAGAGAAAGAATTGACGTACAAAGAGAACGACTAGAAAGAGGGTAAGGGCGCGCAACGATGAGAATCCCCGAGATTAAAGCTGAATTAGACACATATAAAGCCGTCGCGGAAGAGCGTTGGTTAGAGATTCTAGGAAGAGTAAAACGGCTTGAAATGGTTTTGATTGGAAGCGCAGGCACAACTATAGTGCTATTGTTAAGTCTTGTAATAAAAGGTTAGTACAATGGATCCTATCACGGTTATGGCTTTGGCGTTTTCGTCTGTGCGGACAGCTATAAAAACTGGTAAAGATCTGCATTCTATGGGTAAAGATCTGGGCAAGTTGTGGGGAGCCATTGATGACGCAAAGAATACCCACGCTTCTGCTAAAAAAGGAAAAGGTTCAGCAAGTGAAGTAGCCCTAACTACCTATATAACCGCGGTTAAGGCAAGGGATTTTGAGGCACAGTTGCGCGACATAATTATCACAGCCCGTGGTTTCAAAGGCTGGAATGAGTTACAAGCTATTCGAGCTACGGTGATGAAAGAAGAGCGGGAAGGGCGTTACAAAGCTCTTCAATTTAAAAATAAAATGCTTGATATATTAGGGGCTGTTTTTGCTGTGCTGATCACTGGCGCAGGAGGAGCCGGGCTAGTGTATGTCGCAATTAAGTATGCCCCCTAATTTCTTGTTGTTTATGACTATTGTGTTATTATTACTAGCGTACCATAGTTCCATAACTTTTGAACCAGGATGGATAATAGTAAAATGAATAAAAAGTCCGGAGATGTAGATGTATGAGTATGCTATAAAAGAAGTAATTAAAGTAGTTGATGGAGATACCATTGATATCTTAATTGACCTTGGCTTTGACCTGACTAAAAAAGAAAGAGTTCGGTTAGCAGGGATAGATACTCCTGAGTCTCGTACTAGAGATCTTGAGGAAAAAGCTATGGGGATCGAGGCTAAAGAATTTTTGACAAGACGACTTACGGATGGGGTGGCTTCAGGGTTACGAGTTAAGACGGAGAAGGACGGTAAGTACGGTCGGATGCTTGGCTGGTTGTTTTGCGGGGATACAAACATTAATACAGAGATGGTTTACAGAGGGTATGCTTGGGAGTACGATGGGGGGAAGAAAGAAAAGAGTTTAGACGATCTTAGAATTAAAAGAGGAGTACAACATGGGCGCGAGTAAACAGATGATGATGGAAGAATCCGACCGTATTGAACGGGAAGAGTATGATGAAGATGGCAATCCTAAAGGGTCGCAGGAGTGGGAAGTATTGGAGAAAATTATGAAGGCTAAGAAGATAAATGATTTTGCTCTAAAGTTGGACTAAGCAGATGAGTTTAATTACTTCATTGATTGGTCCAGTAACTGGTATCCTAGATAAATTTATTGAGGATAAAGATCAAAAGTCACAGCTTGCGCACGAGTTGGCAATAATGGCCGATACTCATGCACAGGAACTAGCCAAGGGACAGTTACAGATTAACCTGGCTGACGCAAAGTCTGGATCATTCTGGCAAGGAGGCTGGCGACCCTCAATCGGTTGGTGCTGTTCTCTAGCCTTATTTTATTCGTATATCTTGCAACCCTTCATAGCTTTTATATTTGCTGCGGTAGGGTATCCAATAGTTGATATGCCGGAATTACGCACTACAGAGTTACTGCCGATCCTTGGAGCGTTACTTGGAATTGGCGGTTTGAGGAGCTATGAGAAAGCAAAGGGCCTAGCAAAATAAGGAAGGTAAGTGATGTATAGTTTAGGAAACAGTAGCAAAGAGAAGTTATCTGGCGTTGAGGATCTAATGCAAAGAGTTGTTGAGTTGGCTATTGGCAAGACTAAACAAGATTTTTCCGTAATATGCGGTATGAGGACGGTTGAGGAACAAGAAATTCTTGTCGCTAAAGGAGCTAGTCAAACCATGAAGAGTAAACACTTGGAGGGTTTGGCTGTTGATTTGATGGCTTATGTTAATGGCGGTCGATGGGAGCTTAATTTATACGATGAGATAGCTGATGCTATGAAGGAAGCAGCGAAAGAACTCGGAGTTACTATTCGTTGGGGTGCAGCATGGCATAAGAACTTGAATGATTGGGAAGGTTCCGCCGAAGATTTAATGAATGAATATGTAGATCTTCGTAGGTCACAGGGGCGTAGACCTTTTATTGATGCCCCACATTTTGAAATTATAGTAACGGAGTAGAACGATGCCAACAATTATGATAAGCATTATGCCAGATGGTATGCCGGTCGATCAGATGTTGAGCGACGATGACGACGGGCCTAGCTGTCCTCTTCCCACTCAAGACGAGGAACTAAACACTAAAAATAAAGATGTGGCTATTGAAGACCACGGTTATAGAGAACCGAATACTGGGTCTTCATTTAACACTGCGGAAACGTGCGGGTCTTGCGGGAGCTATAACCAAACGGATGAGATCCTTGAATGTATAGAGGACACATCTGGGGATACTGGGTATTGCCAACACTTAAAGTTTTCGTGTAGGACTGAGAATACATGTGATGAGTGGGTAGAAGGTGGACCATTAACTTCCGAATCACAAGAAGAGTATAAGGATATTTTATAATGGATGTTGCCGACTTGGCAAAATATCTATATAAGAAAATAGAAGAGCGTCAATCCGATATAGGAGAAGCTCTTTCTAACGGTGCTGTTAAAGATTGGGAACAGTACAAAATGTCTGTAGGAGAGATACGGGGACTCTCTTTCGCTAAAGAAGAAATTAAATCCCTGCTGGAAAAAGGAAACGTAGACGATGTCGAAGACTTTATATCTTCCTGACCACGTTGCGCAGAAAATGAACGAAGAAAAATCTTTGAACAAAGCGTATGTTGATACCAAAGAATTGGTATTAGACCCCTCTCTTCTAGAAAAATCATTACTTGAACGTGTTCCTCAACCTACTGGGTGGAGGATACTTGTAATGCCTTATCAAGGCAAAGCAACAACGGCCGGTGGTGTGTTTGTTCCAGAAGAAGTTCGTAAACGTGAGTCAGTAGCTACAGTGGTAGCATATGTCTTAAAGCTAGGACCATTAGCTTATAAGGACAAAAAGTATGGATCAGAGCCGTGGTGCAAGGAAGGTCAATGGGTTTGCATTGGTCGATATTCTGGATCTCGGTTTAAGATTGAGGGCGGTGAAGTTCGCATCATTAATGATGATGAAGTTATCGCAACCATATTAGAACCTGATGACGTTAAACATATTTAAGGGGGCATCGTATGTCTGAAGAAGAACTTGTAGAAGAAGAAATAATCGTGGAAACACCTGACGACGAGGAAGCAGAAACCGTTTCCACTGAGTCGGTTGTCGAAACACCTCCAGAGGTTGAAACCGAATCATCTGGCGAACAAGAGTTAGAATCGTACAGCAAGGGTGTGCAAGCTCGTATAAAAAAACTTACAGAAAAGTTTAGGCACGAAGAAAGAGACAAAGCAGCAGCTGTAACTCTCTCTCAAAAACTTCTAGAAGAAAATAAAAAGTTACAAGGAAGAGTTAAAGCTCTAGATACAGGGTATCTTTCTGAGTACGGAGGTAGGCTAGCCTCTCAAACAGAACAAGTTAAGGCGGTGTTAAAAGAAGCCCATGAGGCGGGGGACACTGATAAAATAGTAGAGGCGCAGCAAGCTTTATCCCAGATTGCAGTGCAACAAAACCAATATAATACGGCTAAAGCTCGAGCCGATCACCAAGCTAAGATGCCTGCTCCGCAACGACAGCAACAGGCACAGCAACAGCAGCCCTATTCACCGCAACAACAACAACAGCCTCCGAAAGCTGACCCAAGGGCTCAGTCTTGGGCAGAAAAAAACAAATGGTTTGGCGAAGATAAAATTATGACAAATGCTGCTTTTACAATCCATCAAGGGTTAGTAGAAGAAGAAGGGTTTGACCCACAGACCGAAGAGTACTATAGTGCAATAGATAGTCGTCTTCGCAGGGAGTTCCCTCATAAGTTCGAAACGGCAAAGAAAACGGGAGGAAGTAGCCAGGTCGCATCCGCTGGTTCTTCCGCATCTCGCAGTACGAAATCGGGGCGCAGGTCAGTTAAGTTAAGTCATTCTCAAGTTGCGATTGCAAAAAAACTTGGCGTACCTTTAGAAGAATACGCAAAGTATGTAAAAGATTAAGGAGAGAAAAATGTCTGAAACAACTGAAAGAACTTCTCGTAAGAATGATACCCGTGAGAAATCCTCACGCAGAAAACCTTGGGCACCGCCCAGCCGTCTAGATGCTCCAGATCCCCCAGAGGGCTATGTGCATCGTTGGATCCGAACTGCTATGCGTGGCGAAGATGACAAGATGAATGTCAACTCTAAGCTTCGTGAAGGATGGGAACCTGTTCGTAAGGACGAGTACCCAGACTATGAGGCTCCCACTATTGAAGAGGGAGCGTATGCAGGAGTGATTGGTCAAGGAGGGCTAATGCTGTGCCGTCTACCTGAAGAGACAGCCCGCGAAAGAAACGAGTATTACGGGCTCCGTTCCCGCGAACAAATGGTTGCTGTAGATCAGGACTTAATGAAGGAGCAACATCCTTCGATGCCTATTAGTAATAGTAGGCAAAGTCGTGTAACCTTCGGAGGATCAAAGAGAGACTCCGATTAATTTAAAAGGATTGCTAAAATGGCAAATACTAATGGTGCATTCGGACTACGTCCGATTGGGATAGTCGGTCAGGCTGCCAACACCACGGGCATGACGGAATATAGAATAGCTTATGGTAACACTAATGTTATCTATCAGGGCTCTCCAGTAATACCAACCGCTGCAGGCGTTATCGATATAATCGGTGCTAACGCTGGTGGTACAGTTGGTCTTGTAGGGGTTTTCTGGGGCTGTGAATATGTTTCTTCAGTTTCTGGTGAGAAGATTTTTTCTAACTACTGGCCAGGTTCTGGCGCAGATTCCAATCATGGAGTCAAAGCTTTCGTATATGACAACCCTGTACAAACTTTTGTTATAAGTGCTCACGCACAATTGACAGACGAAGCTGCTGCAAGGGCTCATGTGTTTTCCAATGCTAACTTCCATCTAGGAACTACTGGTTCTACTACTACTGGTATATCCGCTGCACAGCTTGCAGTTGGAACTATAGCTGTCACGGCTGCTTTACATTTGAGAATTATGGGATTTCAAGAAGATCCTACTAATTTAGATTTTGGT